TTCTCTCAGCTTGAATTTAGAACTGCAGTGTTTATGGCACAAGATAAACAAGGTATGGAAGATATAAAAAATAATATTGATGTGCACCAATACACTGCAGACATTATTGGAGTATCAAGGCAAGATGCTAAAGCACATACATTTAAACCTTTGTATGGGGGTGTAACAGGTACTGAAGACGAGAAGAAATACTATCGTAAGTTTTTAGAAAAGTATAAAGGTATAAAAGCATGGCATGATAAATTACAAACACATGCTATTAAATTTAAATGTATACAAATACCTACAGGTAGGCAATACTCATTTCCATATGCTCAGCGTATGCCTTGGGGTGGTTCTAGTTATGGTACACAAATAAAAAATTATCCTGTGCAAGGTTTTGCAACAGCAGATATTGTTCCATTAGCGTGTATAAATATTCACAATCTAATGAGGGAACAGAAAGTAAAAAGTTTACTCGTAAATACAGTTCACGATTCTATCGTAGCTGATGTTTATCCTGGTGAAGAAAGTGTGATGGGTAAAATATTCAAGCAGGGCACAAGTAGTGTTATTGATTCATTGAAAGAATATTATAATATAGATTTCAATGTTCCACTTGACACAGAAACAAAAATAGGATATAACTGGTTAGATATGAAGGAGGTAATAACCATATGAGTTTAAATAATACTGAAGATAAAACTAGAAAATATATAATCATGGGTAAGTTTGATCACTCAGATAAATTTATATTTGAAAAACAATTCATTAACAGGCATAGTGCAAATGCATACGCAGAGTTGATGACTGCAAATAAAGAGCATGACGGATACGAATACTTTTTATTTGAACAATCGAAAGCCTATAAATTGGAGGACTAATATGATTGAGGCATTAGAAACTTTAGATGAATATGATGATTCAGACATTACTGTCTACGATGAGTATCAAGCCTTTGTAAATAGTTTCGAAGGAACTTATGATACTTTGTATTTAAATAAAGATCATGAAGACTATTCATCATGGAAGCAATATGCTGAGTATGATGGATTCAAAGTAATACAAACCGATGAGGAGACACGCTTATGTTAGATATATTTTTATCTGCCTGCTTAGCAGTTGTTATTTTCTTTTGGGTATGCGACTTAGTGTACCCACCATACAAGAAAAAAAATAAAAAATAGTACTTGACATTTACTATAAAATATGATATACATTAATTTTTACAAGGAGGTGTTCAATGTCAGACAATGAACTTATAAATATAAACCAAATGACCGATGAGCAAATAATGAAAGCTATAGGTCAAGACGATGGTACATCTAGTAGTGATGGCATTCCTAGATTATCTATTAATAGAAGCCCAGAAGATGACGATGGTAATCAAATACCAGTTGGTTATTTTTCTGTGTTTGATACTACTGTAGGTAAAGTTGCTTATGGTAAACCAGTTAACTTCAGACCATTTATTAGTGGTATGCAATACATGCATTATGATACTGATAAAGCAGAATATGTTAACAGATCAGTTATCTTTTCATCCCACAAAGATGAAGCAATTGATATGTTAGGTGGAGTTAATTGTGGTAAAGTCCCATACAAAGACAGAGACTCACTTACACCAGATCAGCAAATGATACAGAGAACTATCAGATGTTATAGATTAGTGTATGGTCTAGTTAGTTTTGATGGGGTCTTATCTAATGGTGAAAAGCACAAGGTAGAAAATCTACCCACATTGTACAGAGTATCTGGTACAGCATTTTTACCTGTAAGTAATGCTATCAAAAGACTAAAAGATAGTGGTAAAGTTATGCTCAAACAAGTGCTATCTATTGATACTGAAAGACAGAAAAAAGGTGGTAATACTTTTTATGTACCTGTACTAGACTCTAAGTCTGGTACTGAATTGCAGTTTACAAAAGAAGATAGCGACACTCTAACTGTGTTTCAACAGGCTGTTAAGAAAGAAAACGATGAAGTTCTTACAGCTTACAAAAATTCTAGATCAAAGAAACCGAATGATCAAGATGGTGAAGACGCTAAAATTGTGGAAGAGATGGACGATAAACTTCCAGAGGAAGTATTGGCATCTTAATGAATACAATACTAGATAAAGTAAAAATATATCTTGATAAAGTATCTAGCAATCCTGTCGCTATTTCTGAGGATTTAGTTGAGGAGTTTGGCGAGGCATGTAAAAGTGCCTTGCGTAGACAGTTCTCAGAAAAGCGTAGGGATAGTTTTGAACCTAGAATGTCGAATATAGGTAGGCCACTCTGTCAACTACAAATGGAATCAAAAGGTATTAAAGGTGATGGACAACCTTATAATAATAAAATGAGAAATACATTTGGAGATTTGATAGAGGCCTTAGCTATATTTGTTTTAAAATCTGCAGGAGTTAAAATTGATAGCGAACAAAAAGAAGTTAAGTATAAATTTAAAGAAGACTCTATGTCTGGAAGATTGGATGTTGAGATTGATAACAAGATTTGGGATATTAAGAGTGCGTCACCGTATTCCTTTGAGCATAAGTTTGGTGAGAAGGGGGGCTTTAATGAAGTAGTTAATAATGATTCCTTTGGTTATGCATCGCAAGGTTTTCTCTACGCAGAAGGTATGGGAAAGCCTTTCGGTGGTTGGATAGCTATCAATAAGTCTACAGGTGAATGGACTGTATGTGAAGCACCAGATTTCCAAGATGAACATAAGAATAAATATATTAAAATTGCAGCAGATAATTATACCGCATTAAAAAATAAAACAGAGTTCCAGAAATGTTTCGATGACATAGCCGAAACTTTCAGAGGTAAACCAACAGGCAACAGAACGCTAGGCACTGTATGTTCATTTTGTCCATACAAAGTGCCATGTTGGGGAGATGGATTGCAACACTTACCACAACAGCAATCCAAGGGAAAGAATCCTAAATGGGTTTGGTATACTTCTGTAACCAATCCTAAGAAGGATGACATGGAGAGTAATGGGGAATAGTTTGAGGGGTCTATTTTCTACTTACTCTCTGTGTTAATATGCATTTGTATTTTGTAGTGTTTAAGAATAAAAAAGATAATGAGTATAGATTATTTAATAATACTGTGTTTGATGACGAGAAAAAAGCAGAGTACTTTGGTAAAAAAAGTATGAAAAGGGGATTCGAACACAAAGTATTAGAGTATAATAATGATAACGTAAAAAGGTATTGGCATGACTAAGAAAAAAGATACGTTTAAGAATTGCATAAAAGTTTTAATTTCCCCATGGGAAAAAGGATTTACATGTGGTATTATGATGGATAGCAAATCTCAAATGACCACTGAGCAATACGAATTATGTTCTACTATAGCTAGAGGCATGATAAAAATGGCAACCCAAGATCCACAATCTATTTTTGTTTATGGATTAAAAGGATTTGCCGCAGATAAAAAAAACCCCGAAAGATCTAACCTAAGCATGAATGCAGTAGCAGAGTTTGACGAAGAAGATAATGTTATTGATTTTATAGAATGGTTAAAAGCCAAACGTGAAAAGGAGTTAAACTAATGGCAACACATTTAGTAATGGGTGATCCGCATTGCACACCCAAAGCAAGCAATGATAGATTTCTGTGGGCAGGTAGACTAGCCGCAGATATAAAAGCGACACATGTAATATGCATGGGTGACTTTTGTAGTATGGATTCTCTGTCTACATATGACAGAGGTAAGAAATCTTTTGAAGGTAGAAGATACCAGAAAGATATGGAGCATTCGCATGAAGCATTGCATTTGTTTAATAAAGGTTTAGGAAAACATAAACTTAAAAAGATAATGCTACATGGTAATCATGAGGATAGAATAGATAGATTTGTAGAGGAAAATCCAGAGTTAGATGGCACTATGAAAATATCTGATTTACAATTTAAGAAATATGGTTGGCAAGAAATACCATATAAACAATTTAAAGTTGTTGATGGTATTTATTATGCACATCACTTCCCATCTGGTATTATGGGGTCAGCTATATCTGGTGAAAATATTGGTAGAACTCTCTTGACAAAACACAAAGTTTCTGCTACAGTAGGCCATAGTCATTTATTAGACTATGCTATATCTACTTTACCTAATGGTAAAAAGATTCATGGGCTATCTGCAGGATGTTATTTAAGTCATCCAGAACATTTTGCTAGAGATACTCAGCATCTATGGTGGAGTGGGTTAGTAGTTAAAAGAGGAGTTAAAGATGGTAACTATAATATAGAGACTATTGATATTAAAACTATTAGGAGAGAATATGGCAGACGTTAAAAAAGAAATTATTTATAATGGAAATAAGTATATTCTTGAATCAGAAGATAACTATACTATTGATCATGATGATCCTGTAAATCATCCTAATCATTATAAACAAGGTAACAGAGAAACTATTGAAGTCATAAAAGATTATATGACTAATGATGAGTTTGTCGGATACCTTAAGGGCAATATAATTAAGTATGTTGGGAGGTTTAAATTTAAAGGTAATCCTTTACAGGATTTAAAAAAAGCAAGTTGGTATTTAGATAAATTAATAAAGGAGATTGAAATATGGCAAGAGTAAAGCAAGCAATTATAGAAGTTATAGATTTAGTTTGTGGATGTTTACAAGAAAATAAAACATTATCTCAAACTATTAATGAACTAAGGGAACTACATGATTTTAAAAATGGTAGTAATCCTTACCTGCTAGATGAAGAGTATATAGAAAAAACATTTTATGAATACAGAGGATACTAATGGATACAAAGTTACTGATGTTAGATGCGTTAAGAAAAAAATACGAGGCACAGATAGCAGATGCGTATGCTAGTGCACTTGTTTATCTTAATTCAGCTGTTGGTATTGGTGAGCATCCACAGTTCATTGATGAGTTGGATAAACTGGTAAATAAAATATCTTCAGCAGAAGAAAGTATACAAACCCTCAATAAATATTTTACTGATAAATAAGAGGGGAACAATGAGTAAAGAAAAAAAACAACAAGAAGTTAATGGGAAAACATATCTTATAACATCTGATCAATTAATGGATATTATGAGATACTTAATGACTAGACCATATGGAGAAGTAGTTAATATCATGAACAAACTATCTTCACTAAGTCCTTTGGATCCTAGAATTAGTGCAGAGTTCGTGAAACAAGGAGAGAGCAATGACAGAAAAGAAAGAAGATGAGATATTAAAACACACAGGAATACTGTTTGAACTTAAGATTGGTTTAAATAAAAACAATATGGTGGTTATAGATTATGGTGGAAAGCCTGTCACTAAGATTAGAGAAGCATTAAAGACTCATCCATTTCATGCAAGTCTTTGTGCATCAATAATTAATCATGCAAATTCTGTTTGTAAAAAACTACAAGAAGATGTTAAACAGATTATACAAAAAATTTAGATATTACTTCTGGCATAACTGTATCATGGATAAGTTAGAAGGTTATGCTAGTAAATTAAGTAACTGGTTTTGGACTAAGCGATGGGGTGATCCGTCACTTTATCGTAAGGCCCAAAAAAAAAAGGAACCCAAGATAACTTAGGTTCCTAATTAGTCGTGTTGCCTTGCTGCGGGGGAGTCTTTATGGCTCCCCTTTTTTATGCAAATAACCTATCTGTTTGTGCCTTAGCTTTACTTAGTT